AGTAGCTTCTGTCAACGCCACAAGTTCTTTGGCATTTGGCTTGTGTTCAGCTCGCAACGACGTGATTGACAATCTGACTAATCACGCCTCGTTCCGCTGCATCGGAAGCAACGCAGTTGTCGTTGAAACTGACGACGGCACGACTGATAGGGACGACATCGCTACCGGCTTGACTCTCGGAACGACCTGGAAGCGTTTCAAGATGGATTTCGCAAGCCGCAACACGACGATGGATCCACCATCTGTTTCACTCGGCCGCAAAAGCAATATTGAGTTCTACGGCGCGAACGACAACGGGTCTCTGCGACGGGTGGCCAGTGGCACTCGATTTGATATGTCGGCAGCCACGAGCGGATTGCAGATTTACGCACAACTGCAGAAGACCGCAGACGTAAACGTGAACAGCTTCGACCTGCTCGAAGTGACTATCGAAGTCAATCTTCCGTTGTACGCATAACGAATTGAGCCAGAATGTCACGTTTCGAAAGCACCTACAGAGATCGGGTTATACCGGCCGCTCAACGTGCTTTCGGCGTGACAGTTCGGCTCGTCCGAGGCGTCAACGTTTCGGCTGAATTTATAGCGCGTCGTGCTGATCGTGAATATGTCGCCATCGGTGCGGACTACGGCATCGAGATCAAGATCACGATGCGGGATTTCATCATTCAGCTAGCATCCGCAGTGATCGACGGCGATGCAATTGAGCCACGGACGGGCGACAGAATCATGGAAGGCACGGAGGTCTTTGAGATCCAGCCGATTGATGAAAAGAAGCCATCCGTAGAACTACAGTCCGGCGGATACGAGTGGATTTGTCACACGAAAAAAGTTGAATGAGCATCCCTGCACTACTGGCCGACGCAATCACAGCGGTGATCAATACCGCTCAGGCTGCCGGTACGCTCGGTGCTTTGGATTTCACTGCACGTCGGTCATATCCAGACTGGGACGATGATTTCACCGGGCTCAAAAATCTGGCTGTCGACGTCGTCTATGTCTCCAGTGGCGGCGACGCAGCAGACCTTGATGCGGCGTTTCATGTGGGCACTCAGCCAGCAATCGATATCGCGATTCGCAAGCGATTCGATCATCCCTCGGAAAAGGAATCTGACGGCCGGCTGAAGAATTCAGCGGTCGATTCGTTGGTAGATCTGGTCGAAGACATACACGTCCTGCTTTGCGAAGATCGCAACACTGCATTGATTCTTGAGGCGGGCGTAACAGCCAACTGGGACGGGGCTGTTGTCCGGACTTACTGCGATTATGCGAAGCTACGGCAAGGACTGTTTCTTGGGTTAGTGCGAATCAATTTCGACGTCTCGAAAGCGGTGTCGTGATGTTCGGTTTCACATTTAAGTCACAAGCACAATTCGAACGAGTGGCACAAGCGGCCAGCCGTTCGATTATCAAAAACATCAGGCACGCAGCGTTCGCAATTCGAAAAACGATTCGCGACTCCATCAAGAAATCACCGGACGCATCGAGCCCTGGTAGCCCAGTGGCTACGCGAGGAAAACGCGGCAACGTCAAGAATTCAATCTTCGCGGCCATTGAGCCGAACAACGCAATCATCGGGCCGCGATTTTCAATGGTCGGGGATGCGATGGAGGCTCATGAATTCGGCAAGTCGCGTGGAATAAATACGTATGAAGCCAGGCCAACATCGGGGCCGGGATTGCTCGCCAACACAGACCGTTTTGCGGAATCGTTCCGTGGTTCGATCGGGGAATAGTCAATTTTTCAAGGGTTGAATCATGCCAAAAGTCATGGGTTATCAGGGCGGTTTGTTCTACGGCGTCAAAGGCAGTTCAGCCGCGACTCGTGTGAGCGCTCGCGTCGATGTGAATTTCGATCTAGGCGTGGAAACTGGATCGACGACGGCAGCCGGCGACGGGCTTTCGGTGCCAATCAATACGGGCGAGGCCACAGCACTGACGCCAAAAATTACGTTCAACATGATCGTGGCAGATGACGATGCCGCAATCCTGGCTCTGCAGGCAGCAGCCGCAACGGGCAATCCAATCGCGCTGAAATACATTCGAGCGACTGGCCTGCTGGGCTTCGACTGTGACTGCATCATCAGCACGAAACAGGGCTCTCCACTCAAGGGCGAAGCCACGATGGACGTCAGCGTTGAGCAGGTTTCCGCCAGCCTCCGCCAGCCAGTTCTCAACGGCTAATCGCCCGCAGTGTTTCCACTTTAGTCACATTCATCGGAGATCCGCGTTATGGTCACAGTCACACATGCACAATCAATCAGCGGCGGAGGCGTGACGATCCAGACGCTGCCAGTCAGCCGCACAAACAGCGGCCCAATCGGACTGGATGATACGCTTGCCTCGGCGAAGACAGGCACGCTGACAACTCGCACGGACGCAAACACTGGCACGCTGACGATGGCAGCCAGTCACGGCATCACGGACGGTCAGATCATTGATATTTACTGGACGGGCGGCGTGCAGTACGGCGTCACGGTTGGCACGGTTGCGACGAATAGCGTGCCAATCGATTTGGGCATCGGAAACGACTTGCCAATAGCGACAACTGCTATCACGGCTGTCGTGCAAAAATCGATCAACCTCGCGATCGATGGCGACAATACAAACATCATCGCCGTCATTCTTGAGACCGTCGACAAGAATTTGCGAACGGCTGGCCATGTTCAATTCCGCGACTCGTCAAACGCTGAAATTGCCGAACTCGATCTGGTCGCGAACGTGGCGCAGGTCTGGGACATCACGGGCGGCTCTGCGAATCCATTCACTGGAAACCCGATTACGAATCTGAAAGCGAGCCAGGGCAACAGCACTGCGACGGAAATCTACTCGCTGAAAATTGTCGGCGTTCAGGATGCGTCACCGTAACGAAACGAGGCCGTCGTGAAATTCAAAGACGATGAACTATCCGTGCTGTGCTGGCTTGCCAGCGGCACGGCAGCACCCGTGATTCAATCTGATCGACTAAGCTCGATTCTAAATCGGTTCCGCGCGTGCGGACTGGTTGATGAGTTCAATTCTATGACCACCCGCGGCTCGCACGTCGCGAATAAATACGAGGCGGCGAATGCCACAGTTCACGGACAAGAAGAATCAAGCCTGGCAGGTGAATCTGGATCCAGTGATTGCGGACGAGATCAGGACGGATCACGGGATCGAGATTGTGAATCTGTCGAAGGATCCGATGTTGCAACTGCGGACGGAGCCATCGGTTCTGTGCTCAGTGATGCTGACGATTTGCCGGGACCAGATCACGGAACTGGGACTGACAGACACGCAGTTCCTGAAGGCGATTCCTTTTCCACCGGACTCGATGCTGACTGCAATTGAGGAATCAATCGTACGTTTTTTCCCGACTGGTCGGGCTTCGCACGTGCGCGAGGTGCTGACCAGCTACGCCAACATGGCAAGCAAGACGGACGAATTGACTACCGTGAAAATGCAGACCGTGCTGGCGGATCCGCGGACGATGAAAGCGATCAGCGCGAAGGCGGATCACGAGATCGAAAAGGCGATGAAGGCCATGATAGATTTGCCTGCTGGCATGTGATCTACGGTAGTCGGGATTGCGTTTACATTATCGACGGCATGGACGCGATAGAAGCCGGCTACGCCTTCGCAGGCATCGTCGGAATCAGTCCAAAAAAATGGACGCTGAGACAACTCTGGATGATGGCGGAGGGCGCCACGAAGTCGCGGCGACGAGACAATCTTGACACCGCAAATCTCGTTTGGTCTCTTGGCTCAATCGACTGGGGTGATTATCTGCACTATGGCCAACTGAGCGAGACCGGCAGCGGTGGGCCTGTCCAGGTGAGCCCAGAGATGCAGGACAAGATCGACGCTGAAGTGCAGCGAATCAGAAAAGAAAATCCAGGGCTTCCGCGATGAGGCCGCAAGGCACGAAAGGAAACAAATGTCTCGTGCTGATGTAATGGCTGGCCGCGCTTTCGTCAGCCTGTACACGAAAAACGACGCACTCACGCGCGGGCTACAGAAGGCCAAAGCCGACCTGAATAAGTTCGGCGCAGACATGATGGCCATCGGAACGAAAATGGTGGCTATGTCTGCCGTTATCGCTACGCCGATCGTTTTCGCGACAGCCAAGTTCGCGGAGTTTGACGACGCCATGCGGGCAGTCGGTGCCGTGTCGCAATCTACCGCGGCAGAACTGGCATCAATGACTGCCGTCGCGAAAGAGCTCGGTCGCACGACCAGCTTCACTGCCGTGCAGGTCGCGCAAATGATGACAGAGCTTGGCAGGGCTGGATTCAAACCAGATCAAGTTAATGAGATGACTGGTGCCGTACTCAATCTGTCTCGCGCCACAGGTACAGACGCTACGCTGGCTTCCGGAATTATGGCCGCATCTATTCGTCAATTTTCACTGGACGCTGGAGACGCTGCGCGAGTTGCTGACGTCCTTACAATGGGCGCGAATGCAACATTCAACAGCGTCGAAAGTCTCGGCGAGGCGTTGAAATACGCAGGGCCTGTCGCTGCTGAATTGGGAATGTCGCTCGAAGACACCGTGGCAATTCTCGGCACGCTCGGCAACGTCGGCATACAAGGCAGCGAAGCAGGGACAGCACTGCGAAGGCTGGGAGTTATATCCGCAGCGACCGGCGAAAAACTTAAAGCGACGTTCGACATCTCAAACATCGACGCAGCTGGCAACCTGAAGCCGCTCGTTCAGATCATGGACGAGATCGGGCAGGCCGTCAATGATCTGCCTGTAGCTGAAAAAGTCGCGAAGATGAACGAGGCGTTTGGATTGCTGGGTATTACAGCATCGTCAGTTCTTTCGCGCACGGCTGGAAGCACGATGGATCTAGCCGAGGCGCTGAAAAACGCTGAGGGTACGGCAGCAAAAACAGCCGCTACAATGGATGCAGGGCTCGGCGGATCATTTCGAATCATCATGTCTGCCGCTGAGGGGTTGCAGATCGCAATCGGCGAAGCGCTGGCCGGATCAATTAAGACGGTCACGGAGACAGTGACTGGATTTATTGGACGAGCGACGGAGTGGGTGACGAAAAATCAGGACCTGGTCACCACGATCACGGCGGTCACAATTGCCGTCGCTGGTTTCGGGGCGGCAATGATCGCCGTTGGTGTTTCTGCAAAAATTGCGGCCGTCGGATTCGCCGGCGTGGCAGTCGGTGTCGGAATTATTAAATCAGCGTTCGGCATCGCGTCCGGAGTCGTGCGATTGTTCCAGGCTGCGACTGTCGGGCTCGCTACCGTGATGAGCACGGCGTTCGCTGGTTCCGCAATTGCCAGCGCGGCAGCGGTGACATCGCTCGTGGCCGCAGAATCTTCGTCGATCATCATTATGGCGCCTTATGCAGCCGCAACTGTAGTGGTTGCCAATGCCGTCGGGCTGCTCGGCATGAACACGGCAGCGACGGCTGTGGCGATGATTGGGCAGGCGAACGCAATGGGACTGATTACAGTTGCGTCTAGCGTTGCGTCTGCTGGGTTGCTGTCATTGGCTGGATCTGAATCACTGGCAAGCGCTGGCGGAATGACGTTGATGGCGACAGCAGCGGGAGCATCTACGGGAATGCTCACAATGTCTGGATCCGCAGTTGTTGCGTCTGTAGGCGTCGGCACAGTCGCTGCCTCGGCTGGAATCATGGCGACAGCCTGGACAGCAGCGGCTGGCGTCATTGCGGCGGCGTGGGGCGTCATCATGGGGCCAATGGCGCCGTTCATTTTGCTGGCTGGCGTCGTTGTTGCCGGCGTCGCTGCAATCTCCGTAGCCGCTGCCTATGCGACATTGAAAGGCACTGATTTTTCTGGAGCTTGGGGCCTAGTGACAAAAACGCTTTCCGAGCTGATGGAGGTGGCGAAACGTGTCGGCGGAATTTTGATGGACGCGCTCGGCGGCGGAGATTATGACATTGCGATGGGCGTCGTGTTTCAGGGCCTCAAAATCATTCTTGCCAATGCTATCGACGGCATGACCCAGCTCTGGGATATGTTTTGGCGTGGTGCTTGGGAGATGACCAAAAAATTCTTCGCAAAGTTTTTGGGCATCACCGCGAGGATCATGCTGGCCGTCGCAGATTCGATCACGAGTCCATTGCAGACGGCAAAAAAACTTGGCGATGCAGTGAAATCCCTTGCAACGACTGGCTTTGATATTTCAATCGGAATCGACACAGACGGTATGCGAGAAAAAGCAAACGCCGAAATCGATAAGCTCGAAGCAGAATTGGCGAGGCGCAAATCAGGTCGAGACGCAGAGGCGAAAAGTAAAGCCGACGCAGAGGCGAAAAAAACAGCCGACGAAGCCACAGGAAAGCCTCCGGGCGGTGGCGACGGAACGCCATCCGGCGCAGCATCAGCAGAACAAATTGATGCGGACCAGGTCGCAGGCGCAGAAGCACAAGCAGCAGCCTTCGACCGCGAGACAGAATCCCTGCAACAACAGATCATTGCTCTTCGCGATGGGGCCGATGCAGCAGAAAGATTTCGCCTCGCGAAACAAGGGCTGACCGATGAGCAGATCAATTCTATTATGATTCTGCGGCAAGAAGAGGAAGCCATCACAAAGCAGCAGGCTGCATCGGGCCGCGTCGTAAATATGATTCAGGACATGGCCGACGCGGACTACGAAAAAAATAAATTGAGCCCGGCGGAAATTGCCAAGAAGGAAAAACAATCGATCGAAGCGGAGCGAAGGCTCGGTAAAATTGACGACAAGACGGCGGCTGAGGCTGTTTTGGAGGCCGACATTCGGCAGGCTGAGAAAGAGCATCAGGAGCGACTCAAGGTATTTAAGGGCGAGGGCCCGGACGGCAAGATCAAAAAGGTTGCAGACGGCATCAAGGGCGGCGGTGCATCATCTGCGACATTTAGCGCGGCCAGCCTGCTGTCAATGGGTAGCGGGGCTGGTCAAAATTCACAACTCGCGGCATTGATCGACACGAAAAAAGCGATCAGCCTGGCGGCGAAGCAGGCCCAAGAAAAGGCGGATGAACAAATCGCGGCAATTAAAAACAACGGACTGCATCACGCATGAGAATTTTTCACGTACCAGATGGAATCAGTAGCACAGCAAATCCAGCGACGGAAACGCACAAGCTTCGGATCGCTGACGTGTTCGACAAAAACACGGCAGTGGCTTATGCGATTGCGTCGACGCCTTCGCTCGTGTCGACTGTTCACGGAATCCTGTATCGTGACGATGTTCGAGTCACGCAATCGGCCTATAATCAGTGGAATGTAGAAGTTCCGTACGGCACGCGGAAAACCGGCGATTTTACTTGGGACTTCGACACGACCGGCGGGACGGTTCATATTAATCAGGCCAAAGAGGAACTGAGACGATACCCGGTCGCAACGGCACCAAACCAACTGGGGGCAATCGCGGTCGATGGCAATGAGGTCAAGGGCATCGAGACTATCATTCCAGCCATGAAGATAAATGTGCAATTCAAACACCCGCTCGGAGTGATCACTCTGGCGAAAGCGAAGTTCCTAAGCAACATCACGGGCATGACGAACAGTGACGCGTTTCTGTCATTCGCGCCGGGCGAGGTGCTGTTTCTCGGGGCTCGTGGCTCGGATGGATCTGACGCAGAGGCGACTATCAACTATCAGTTTGCGATGGCCGCGAATGTCGAGGGTCAAACGATCGGGTCAATCGCTGGAGTCGCAAAACGAGCGTGGGAAGTCGCATGGATTCGATACCAAGACACGATCACGGTTGCGGGCGGAAATGATCAGCCGACACGCGTAGCAAAATACGTTTACGTCGATAGAGTGTACGACGAAATCGCCATGACGACCGCTCTTGGATTTGGAGGCTAGGCATGGAATCTGACAGCACAGGAAAGGCTGCCCCTGGCTCGCCGTTTAAGGCTCCACCGGCGCGAATCTGGAACAACATGGTTGACGCCGGCCGAGCGTTCGCTGACGGCCAGCTGAACAACGCTCCGCCGCAACCGACACGCTCCCGCGCGACAGATCTCTTGCGGCTGAAGAACTCGTCGGGTGCCGTCCGAAAAAAAGGCGAAATCCTGAAAATTCAGGGCAAGGTGATCGAGACTGTCAACGATGAAAGTATTTGGCTCGACGGCATCGCTGTGACTGCCGATTGTCGATTCGGAATCCTGAGTACTCCGGCCGAGACATCTGAGGTCGTAACTGCTCAGGTGTCGGGCGTCTGCATGGCCGTTGTGAATGTCACGGACGCGACTCACACATTTGCGTCGGCGGCCGATGCCGATTACGTGCTGCAATCCGGAACGTCTGGCCCGCTGGAAATTTTGTTTGCGCCGAGCGGGACTGGGCAGCTCGATTGCGTGGTGAGGTTTGCGGGCGGTGGCGGCGCAATCGAGCTTTCCCACGGCGTAATTCTTGAGGTCTGCAGCGCTACCTGCTCGACATACAGGGTTCAGCGCATTCATCGATACCTCCAGCCGAATTG